CTGAACAGCTTGCGGCGGAAGTGTCTCCGCTAGTCAGCGCCCTAAGCCGCCAGTTTTTAGACTTTACAGAGGACGCCGGTGGCGTCGATGAGGCTGTATCTGACCTTTCGGAAACCGATGATGTGGCCACAGACGTTGCAGCGGCCTTGGCAATAGTGGTTGCCGGCAGACTAACCTCCGCACTGGCTGCCAGTGGCGGGGCTTTGGCATTCAATGCGGTTCAGGCTGGTCGGGTTCAGATAGCTTTGGGTCGGATGGCGGGAGTATCCACCACTGCCGCTGCTGGTATGTTGGCGATGGGGGCGGCCACCAAAGGCGCAAGCGCTGCCATGGCGCTACTTGGGGGTCCTGTTGGTATCGCCCTCATTGCAGCGGGATCGCTTTATTACTTTCGGGATGCGCTGTTTGAGACAAAAGAAGAGGTCAGCAAGCTGCAGCCAGAGCTAGACAGCCTTACAGATTCCATGGATAACTGGACTAAAGCCCAGCTTAACAATAAACGTGTAGCTTTGGTTGCGGATCTTAGGGCCGCAAGAGCTGCGGCAATGGATCTATCAGACGCACTTGCAATAGCCGAACAAAAAGAAAGAATGAGCAACATTACGTCGCAGGGCCGAAGCCAGGCAGGGGGCGCGAATACTCTTGCGGCGGAGGCATTGCGCAAAGAATACCAAGCGCAAGCGGCTGATGTGGAGGCGCTGGAAACCGTTCTTGCTGATCTTGATGAACAGTTAAAGCTAGTGACTGACCGAAAAGATAGTTTAACGGCATCAACCGCCGACGCCTCTAAAGCGATAAAACAAGAACTGGAATTTCTGCGAACACAGAATGCTCTCATTGAATCGGGAGTTTCTGCAACCGAAGCAGAAATAATTGTAAGAGAAAAGAAGACACAGCTACAACTTCAAAGCAAAGGACTGACCGCAGCCGAGGCCGCTGAATATGTGGCGCTTGGAAATGCCATTGATGACGCAAGGGAAGCAGAAGAAAAACAGGCATCAATAAACAAAGAAGCATCAGGCATTGCAGCCAGCCTAATGTCAGAAGAGGCTTCAATACTTGCATCATACGAGCGCCGCCGTGACATTGTTCTAGCAAACACAAAGATCACCGGAGATGCTCAAAACAACTTACTGGTGCAGCTTGAGCAAGAAAAGAATGAAAAAATAAACGATTTGAACGCTGGCTTCTGGGAGCAATACTTAGAAGCTGCAGAAGTAACAATGAGTGACTTTCAAGAGCTAACAGATCAAGTTGCAAACAACTTTACGTCAAGTTTTGGCAATGCGTTTGAGTCTGTAATCTTTGATTTTGAAAGCGTGGAAGACGCTGGCAAAAAAATGCTTGAAACGCTGCTTCGCTCAACTGTTAACGCCCTTGCACAGATGGCGGCGCAGTGGTTGATTTATCAGGCCGTTCAAGCCGCCTCTGGGTCCGCCGCTGGCGCAGCATCGGCCACGGCTCTATCGGCAGAGGCGGCGGCATTGCAGCAGGTTGCTGCTGTTGGCGCATACGCTTCAACAGCCGCTATCCCTATAGTTGGGCCGGCCGCCGCACCCGCAGCCGCAGGCGTGGCGTTAGCCGCAACATCCCCCTTTGTCGCGGCCACTACAGCTCTAGCAGCAACCATGGGAACAGCGATGGCAGGAGCCCGCGCAATGGGCGGTTCAGTCACAGGCGGAAACTCGTACATGGTAGGCGAGAATGGCCCTGAGGTTGTTACCATGGGCGGCTCAGGCGTGGTTACGCCTTCAAGTGTCAACAACAATGGCGGCACCACCAACGTCACTCAAGTATTCCAGTTGGGCGGTGGCGGTGGCGATGCCAAGCGCGAGATACTGGCAGCCGCGCCATTCATCAAGGCTCAGGCTAAACAAGCCGTACTTGAAGCGATCAACCAAGGCGGGGCCATGAGTCGCGCTGTCGGCAGGAGAGGATAATGGCGGTCAAAGACTTCCCGAGCATCACCGCAGATGCGGAATCATGGAGCGTTATCTCCAACACTCAGGGATTCACAAGTGATCTAAACGGCGCAACTCAGACGGCGGTACTGCCGGGCGCAAGGTGGAGCGCTTCGTTAACCTTCACCAACCGCACGGGTCGAGAGGCGAGGGCGCTTCAGGGGTTCCTGGCTGGCTTGCAGGGTACGGCGGGGCGGTTCTACCTGACGCCTGTACATTGGACGCCTTTGGGCTCTCCCGCTGGAACGCCTGTGGTTGCAGTTAGTCAGTCACCAAACGCTATCACTCTGCAAACATCCGGGTGGAATGTGAGCGTCACTGACCTGCTCGTCTCCGGGGACTACTTCGAGATCAACGGCGAGCTTAAAAAGATCACGGCTGATGTGTCGTCGAACGCTTCGGGCGAGGCGACATTAGAGTTTGCGCCCCCACTTCGTATCGCCGCTACATTAGGCCAGTCGATACGCTATACTGAGCCGAGGTCTATCATGCAGCTGAAAGGCGACGACCAAGCATCATGGCAAGCATCAGGCCCGCACATTTACGCAGTCACCATGGACGCTTTCGAGGCGCTTGATATATGAGAGACATACCTGCTGGCATTGTTGCAGCGCTGGAGTCATCAATATTCAGGCCGCTGTTCCTTGTTGAGATTCAGTTCGACACTGTGCTTAGATTCTCAAGCGCTTATGGTGCAATCACGGTTGCCGGCGTGGAGTACCTTGGCGCGGCCAACCTTGGCAACATCACCAGCGCAAAAGAAAACTCAGACCTTGACCCCAACGAACTAAAAATAACCTTGGCGGGAATATCGGACGCCTCGCTTTCAGCGGTAGGAAACAGCAACTACCTGAATCGACCCGTGGTTATAAAAGTAGCCATGTTCGATGAAGACGGCGGCGTTATTGATGATACGGCAATGAACTATTTTGTCGGCAAAACAGACGATGTGAATTTCAATTACGGAAAACAAAGCTCTATCGTTGTAACGGCGCGTGATAGGCTTGCGGACTGGTCGAGGCCAAGGGTTGAAAGGAACATGAATTCAGATCAGCAGGCGGCCTATCCGGGTGATAAGGGATTTGAGTTCGTTGGGCAGATTGCGGACAAGAAGATCATTTGGCCTAAAGGGGAGTTCTTTGAATGAGCTTTTGGAGTGAAATTGGCGATGTAGGGCAAAATTTTGTAGACGGGTTTACGGATTTGGGCGGGGCTGTTGGGGATTTCTTTACCGATCCATTAGGCGCTCTTGAGGATGCCTTTAACGCTACGTTGGACATATTTACGCTTGGGGCGTTCTCTTATGCCAAAGATAAGTTCAGGGAGTACATACAAGGACTAATACCAGAACAAACATTCCAAGACAGACAGCGCACGGTCAGAAGCGCCACTGAGCCCAAAACTGTTATCTATGGCAGGGCGCGGACTGGCGGGCAGATTGTTTATACTGAGGATCAAGGCAAGGACAACATCCTGCTATGGATGTGTTTTGTTGTAGCGGGGCACGAAGTCGAAGAGATTGAGACTGTCTATGCAGATGGCAAGGTAGTTGCAACAAGCAACGGGCCTGGCGTTAACGGCTATATGGTCAGGCCGTCAGGAAACCCGTTTGGCGATAACATTTTGGCATGGTCAGTGCATGGGAACAGATACTCTGCATTTATTCCAAGTACAAATGTTGACTATGACGACGACAGCTATGACGGGACATTCTCTCCGCCAAGCTGGACATCTAGTCACCGGCTGTCTTACCAGTCCTATGTGTGGATTAACCTGATATTCGATAAAGAGACATTTGGAGACTCAGGACTTCCCAGATTCACATTCGACGTGAAAGGAAAGAACGATCTATACGATCCCAGGACAGGAGTGTCAGGCTATTCAGACAACCAAGCGCTGGCGATGCTGGACGTTCTCCGCTGGGATCGGATGTTTGACGAAAGCGATTCTTCTATTGACCTAGACAGCTTTGGGGATGCTGCCGACGCCGCTGATGATCTGGTAGCATCAGGCGTAGGCACCACTGAAAAGCGCTATACCGTAAACGGCACTTTCAAGCTGCAAGCTGTGCCCCTTGAGATACTCAAATCTATCGCATCAGCAGGCGCATCCACCCCCTACTTTGACGTAGCCTCGGGCACTTGGATTGTTTCTCCCGGCATATACGAATCTCCGGTTTTGAGCCTTGACGAATCGGACCTCGTTGGCGGTCTACCCTTTCAGGTTGGCCCACCCAAGAACAGCCGCAACAACGTAGCAAAGGGTACCTACATAGACGCAGATCAAAACTTTGAGGCCGTCGGCTTTGAAGAGCTTTATATCAGTGAGTATGTGGCTGACGATTTGGAGGTGCTGGAAAACTCCTATGATTTCCCCTGGACGAACTCCGGCACAATGGCGCGCCGTCTCGCTAAAATTGACATTGAGCGTAACCGGTTTGGAATCAGCCTGAAAGCAGTCTGCAAATTCAAGGCGATTGTGCTTACACCTGGCGACCGCGTATCTCTGTCAATATCCCGTCTCGGCTGGAGCCCTAAAGTCTTCCGGGTTG